CGGTGGAAACCTTTTTGTAGTTGCAACTGTGAATTAGCTATGTTTAGAATGGCTCACCCCGTAGGGTAACCAATAATTAACCACTGTATAGATATACAGTACACAAAAAAGGGCAATATCATGGAAACAATTACAGTGCAAGATTGGACCGGTGACAATGTAATAGTAAACAGAGCAGAGTTTCACGAACGCTGGGATGATGCGCGTATGACCGATATTAAGCGCCTAGCAATATTTGCAAATAATGTTGATCAATCAGTGTGCGATGAAATATGGCATATAGAAGCGCGATTAAATGAGATAAAGGCCCAATTAGTAGATGCACAGTTCAATAAGAGCTTGGAGAAAACCAAATGAATAACGCATTTAGAACAGCATTTTCACCGCTATGTAATGCGGTTAATAGCGCAGAGGAAGCGTATAAACGCGCATGGTTAAACCTTTATGATTATAAAGGCGCAGAAAAGATGGAGGTGATCGCGTTAGAGAATACGCTAGTAGCCTGTTATGAATCACTAGAAGCCACCAAAAAAGCATTAAACGACACTTATTACGCACTGCCTAAATAGGAGCATAACCAATGAATAACGCATATAAATTACAACTTAAAAAAGAGCAGCGCCGCGAGAGAATCGAGAACATATTCGTCAAGGCTGTTTGTTACACCGCTGTGGTATTTGGGGGCTTGCTGTTTGCCCTCTCTTTTTACTCCTTTGCGTTTATCGCATTGTCATTTGGTTAATAGTTATAGCCTGTTTTAAATAGCAGGCTTTCTAGTATTAATCACAAAAAAGGGAAATGATCATGCAATATTTAACCAGTAAGAAGGTCAAAACCAAAACGACCAAACAAAAGGGATTTGTCTTATATGACGGCCCTAGCGTATTGGATGGCCAGCCAATAGTAGTAATAGCCACTATGGAAACAAGCAACCGCAAAACTGGCAACATGGTCCAGACTTGGATTCTACGCTCTGACATCTCCCCGACCGATGCCGCCAAAATAGGCTTAGATTCTAGCGTTTGCGGTAATTGCCCACAACGATGGTTTAACGGTGGTGCTTGTTACGTTAATTTGGGCCATGCGCCATTAGCTATATACAAAGCATACAAACGCGGGTTATATCCTGCGTTCGACCCTGTATTGCATTCCGACTATATAACTGGCCGAAAAATAAGACTAGGCGCATACGGTGACCCTGCCGCTGTACCATTTGAAGTAATGGAATCAATAGCCAATATGGGGATTAGTTGGACCGGATACACTCACCAAATAACGCACAAACAATTCGACAAACGTTTTATTGATTTATGCCAAGTTAGCGCGGATAGCCCAAAACAGGCCATTAAATACCAGTCTATGGGGGCGCGTACCTTTCGGGTAGCAATGGAGGGCGATGCACTGGCCAACAATGAGATCGAATGTCTGGCAGATTCTAAGGGCATACAATGTATTGATTGCATGTTGTGCGATGGGGCCAAAAAGAATGTTGCGCTTACTGTACATGGTGCGCGCAAGTCAAAATTCAAAACCAATCTAATCCAAACTCTAGAGGTAGCATAAAATGAGAATGACCACCGAAATTGAAGAAGCATTAACTGCTGTCTGGGATGCTATGGAATCTCACAGAGAAAATTGCATTTCAGGCGATGAATACACCAAAGAGCGCATAGAGCTAGGCGCACAATTTAACCTCATAGAATCCACATTGGCGGAGCTATGGCAAAAGCAAAATAGCCGAGGCGATGGCCTCACAATGGAGCGTATAAGATGAAAATTAATACACTGGAAAAGATGGAAATACTAATGCTTGGCCTAAATGCTGGCCGCGAATTAGATATCATGGTTGCATCGGGAAAAGACGGCTGGGTAATATGCAGCGATATGCACGGCCTAGGCTTTCGGGTTGATGATGACGGAACAGTCGAGACTTGGGTGCAAACTAACGAAGAAGAAAAAGATAGATATACTATAGAGGGCTGTATATCCGAATCTAAAAAAGAAGCTAAAAAGTATTTTAAGCGGAAAGTAAATAGCTAGGCGAGGGTTTCCCTTTTCCCTTTGAAGTCGGGATGGCCCACCGTGCCGAATACGGGCCTTTTAGCCCCCTTAATTGGGGGCTTTTTTATACCCCTAGCATTGGTATAGGTTGACCCCTTAAAACGCCTAAGAAACGATTACAGGCGCTTTTTTTCGGTGTCTATGAGGCGAGAGAGATACCATTGCGCCTTTTCCAGCGATTCTACGCCACCTTTATCTTTATAGCGCCATACATACTTTAAAACGCATGCTTTGCAGTGACCGGCAAATGCTTCCCTTGACATACTCGATTCAATCGCATCGATGCACTCAATGCCGCCCTGATTGTAATGGGGTGGCTTATTGACCATATCCAAATTCCCTGCCAAGGCGCTTTCTTGGATTGTCGAGACTGGCCTCGGTTCTATCGCTGGATGGCTTTTCTGCAATTTTTCCCATTCACTCATCCTGGTCACCATATTTTGCTTGTAAATAGTTAAGACTGATAGGCATTTCATCGAACGCGCCATCTTCTACTTCGTGCAACATCCAAATGCCCCGCCATGACAAATTTGTTTGCGGAGTCAAATAGTCCTCATGGTGCTGGTAGAATATTCCGGCGAACAGCCCTGTAACCCGCGTACCATCTGCCCTTTTCGCAAAATGAATTTCACGGTCTTGAACATGGCCCATCACAGTCGATTGTAATTGCTTCGCCACCATAGCTCTGGCGCTACTAACGGGCCTACCCATAATTCCTGAGGTAAAATAGTGGGCCATCATCACGCCATCAATTTTAATAGGCTGCAAAAAAGGGACAACCTCCCAGCCCATTTCTTTTAACTTCAAATCGTCAAAGGATATTAAGCCATCTAGCTTTGGGTCAGATTCGGTCGCTCTGGCTATCCGATTCTCGTGATTACCGAGAGTAAACACCAGTCGTGGGTTCCATTGCTTTTGTTTATTTTCTTTTAACCTGCGCTGCTCTGCCCTTATCGGGGCCAGGAACGCTTCCATTCCGGCAATGCCTGCCTCAATATCCTTAATGTATCGGTTGCCCTCAAAGGATTTAGTGCCAGCCCCGCTAAAACTATTAAGGCTTGGCATGTCCCAGTGGTCGCCAATGTGTACGATCACATCAGGCTTTTTGTCCACCGCGTACTGTCCCGCCCACCCTAGATGATTAATTGGAGTGCCAGGTTTTACTTGTGTGTCTGGAATAATCAAATGTTTCATTCTTTGCTCCATAAAAAAAGCGCCACTATGGGCGCTCTAAATCGTCTTTCGCCACTGCGGTTAGACCGCATACAACGAATACTACCATACAAATCAACACTTTAAACACCACCCAGACCAATTGAGAGCACAGTATATAGACTCTGCGGATGGGCACAAATGTATTATATTTATTCATCGCATGACTGTAGGTAATGACAAATTTTCTTGAACAGGTTGTATAGAACCAAATTTTTGCGCTCTAGTTAAGTCCACCTGCATCTGCATTGCCTTTTTCTTTATGTATTCAAACTGGTCTACAAATTCTTCCATAATTATGCTCTCAAGGCAGAATGAATAGTCAGCTTCATAAAAAGGCTTAGTGCAGCGATCCTCTATAAATAAACCAACATCTTCCGGCAAAGGAACATCATAATAATCAGATTCACCATTGGTTCTGAGCACATATAGCATCTGCGGCTCTTTGTGCCCTACCGTATGATCCCTAGCGATGTAGGTAATCCTAATTATACTGCTTAATTCTTCTTCCATAATATTAATCCTATATAAATGACCCGTTGCCAGCCACGGGTGGGTCAAGCCCGATCACAGGTCGAGGGAGACCCGGCTTACAAAACCACTGCAATCGCAAGTATTACCAGCAAATACACAATTTGTGCATTGCTTAAATTTGATTGCGCCATCAACCACTGCTTTAGTAGCTGGCGATTGGCAAATTTGTGCGCTTCTTTAATTTTATTTTTCATACATTACCCCTAAAAAGGAATATCTTCAGTGATAGGCTCGGCAGTCGATGCTGCTGCTGCTGGTGCGCCACCTTCCACGAACATTACCTTACAGTTCCCAAGAATGGGAGGGCGCTCTTTGTTAGCTTCACGCTCTTCTTTACTCTGCGACTGGGCGATAAACCCGTGGTTGCCGTACTGATCTTCTTGGCTAGGGTCAATAAAGGTAGTCAGGTTCATATAAGTACCCTTTGCGCCCTTATACAATAGAGCCTTGTCGATCTTGGTTACGTCAATTGAGATGTTGATTCCAATTTTACTCATGCTAAATTCCTCACTTCGGAAATAATTTCAGTTACGGCCAGCAATACTTGCTCTGCCAAGTTGTCAATAAACTCTTCATCGCGCTCAACGCGCACTATAAAGGGTTCTTTTTCTGGGTGGTAACTCATAAAATCCCACCAATCACGCTCAGTTATCCACATACAGCCTTGGACTTGAGCATAATGCTTTGTTGGGCAGACTCCTTTCTCGCTCCATTTGTCATGGTTTCCAGGTGCTGGGCATTTAATCTCAATGCCGCCATCTTCACCTATTAGGCCATCAGGACTACAACCAAACTCACCACTGTTATCCAAGATAAACCCTACTTCCTGCACTTCGTTGTCAGTGATCAATTCATAGAGGTTACGGGCATCAGGCTCTAGCTCATTACCACGGGTCATCCAGTCTGTAACAAATACAGGGGCAGACATGCCAGATATGCGCTCGATGATAAGCGAGTTGATGTATCCATCAGCCGATGCACTTGGCTTGCCATTGGACTTTATTAACTTGTGGAACTGACTGGCGCTAGGTCTACCTAATCTAGCGTCCAGCCACTCCTGACTGCCTTGTTCAGCTTGCAGTATTTGCATCAGCTTTTCTCTTCAGTGCCGACAGTGCCTGATCGAACTGCACCGCTTTCATTTGGTCAACAGTTGAACATTTAAAAACCTGGCAGAACTTCTCTACGTCAGATTCCGTAATTTCAAGCAATGCTTTTAGCTGCGCTGCCTGATTACTGTCGATAACCGCATCCTGTACTGCGCTAGGCAGGTCTTCACCAGCGTATATGTATATACCCAGCCCGTGCATCGCTATTGCTTTAACTAAGCAGCGCATTCTGGCATCAGAAACATCGCGAGTACTAGGATTGGCAATGCTTTTATTGCGGTTGTCCATGACCGGAAGCCACATGCTGTGCGTCTTACCTTCTACAGTAACTGCAACATTAACCTCACAAGTTTCATTAGCCAGAAAGGTAGGTGGGCAGAAAGCATAGCTGCTATCAGGATAATGCTCATTCAGTGTCTGCCATGCCCATGCCCACGATAGGTACGAAAGGTTGCCCTTCTTCTCTACGTTTTTGCTACAGTCGATAGCGGATAAGGTCTTCCATACATTGCTCATAAGTCTTCTCCAGAATTTTTAGCGTATTCATATTGAATTTGCTCCCACTCTGTTGACTGAGCGCCAGCATTTTCAGCAGACTCGTATGCCTTGGCGTAGCCTTCATAGTATTTGTTATCTTCACCGTCCATAGCTGGGTGGCCGTGAACACAATCGTACTCGCCACGTTCAAAATGTGACATCAGATCATTTAGGAAACTTGTAAAGTAATCCATGTTGTCACATGGGCTACCAGTGCGTTGGGGGGATTCATATTGCTTCATAACTACTTCCTCTTTGTGTGTTTGTGGGGTTCATTTTACACACGTCAAAATATATTGCAACTACTCTTGTAAATTAAATTACAACTGCTATGATGCAAGCTAACTAACTGGAGTTTCAAATGGATATCAACAAATCAATCAACTACTACATGGCGAAGCACGAGATGATCCAGGCTGACCTGAGTAGAAATTGCAGCTTATCTTCTGGGGCTATCTCTCTAATACGAAATAACCACCGCGCACCATCATTTCCAACGCTACTTATTCTAGCTGACATGTTCAAAGTGAAGCTTTCAGAGTTCATAGCGGCTGGTGAGTGAGATGGATAAGCCATCTTATTACGCCATCATCCCTGCGACAGTGAGGTATGACCAGCGGTTAACACCTAACGCCAAGCTTCTTTACGGCGAAATTACTGCGCTGTGTAATCAAGAAGGGTATTGCTGGGCAGGTAATCAATACTTTGCTGACCTTTATTGCGTAAGTAAGACCTCTATAAGTGCTTGGATAGGTAATCTGAAGGAAGCTGGACACATTACCGTGCAAATGAACTATAAGGAAGGTAGTAAACATATCTTGAATAGGTATATAAGATTACTTGGGGAGGGTATACAAGATAACTTGCTACCCCCTATAAGAAAACTTGGTGACCCTATACAAGATATCTTTGTAGATAATACTACAGTTAATAATACAGTTAATAATACAGTTAATACTACAGTTAATAATGTAGATGATTTTGATTCATTTTGGAAATTTTATCCACGGAAAGCAGGAAAGGATGCAGCAAGGAAGGCATGGGAGAAGTTAAGGCCGGAGATACCTATCATAAAAATGATTGCTGACAATGTAAGAGAGCGAGTAGAGAAAGGCGAATGGCGGAAGGACAACCAGTCCTTTATTCTTCATGCCAGTACCTATCTCAATCAAAAACGCTGGGAAGATGAAGTTATTGACCAGCACACACAAACCAGAACCAACCCTGATTCGATGAAGTCTATCTCCGTTATGGAGAAGATAATTGACAGATCGTGGGCTGAATGAGGAATTATTATGGAACTATCAAGCGACTGCATGGGCTACCAAAACTATGGCGGCAACAAAGATCACGACAATAGGAAACAAGTAAAAGTGCAATACATTGGCACGAAATCTACTGTCTTGGTTACTGGCGAGTATTACACCTACAAACAATTAGCTAAAGTTTGCAATATGTGCGTGAAGACCATGCAACATAGGGTTTGGGGTGACAGTGTTGGCCTTAACCGATACGCTAATGACAATACTATTCGACCTTTGTTTACAAAGTCTGATGGGGTTCCGCTTGGAGGAGGTAACGAAGAGCTAAAGAATCACACCCCCTCTGCGAAATGTAAGCATGAAGCGCAAAATGTATCGACCAGGTGGTTAAATATTAAACTAACAGCCATCGACCCTAACTACACCAATAGGCAGTGGAGGTAATTATGCGATTCAGCGGAGATACTCAGACAGTAAACAGCAAAGATTCTCTGGATAAGTGGATACGATTTTCTACTGAGATATTCCATGAGAAGCACTACGTCACGTTTAAGTATTCATTGGGCAAACCTAGAACCATCAAGCAGAACAGTGCCATGTGGGTATTCTGCCGGGACATAGCAGACCGCTGTAATTCTGCTGGTTATGAGATGCAGACTACCAGCCCAGTGTTGTCTAAACCTATTGAGACTCCGTGGACAG